TACTTTACAGAACCAGGTACGTTAAATTCCAGGCCCATAAAAGGCACCGGTTGGTTAGTAATTTCCTTACCCGGAAGCGTTGTGGTCGTAACGTACAATAGATCGTTCTCGACAAACGGTCCTAGGGTTCGAACTCGGAATTGAAAATCCCTGGCAAATTCTTGAGCTTGTGCAGCAGCGTAAAAGTTTTGTATTGACATTTTTCTCCTTTTAATTATTCACTATAAGGAATTAAAATATTCCTCACTTTAAATTATTTATCAAATTAGTCACATTTACATATAAACTTTGACATTTATATGCGATGACCACTATATCCCTTTGCAGATGTAATTAGACCTCGTAATATTTTATATATCTTACCATTCATATAACTATTTATTCTAGTTGACTTTTCTGCAACAATAAAAAAGACCCAAAACTTTCGTTAAGGGTCTTTTATATAATAGTTACTATTAGATTAACTCTGTAAAGTCTTGATCTGTTCTAGTTGCGTAGAAATTAATCAAAATATACTCTGCTGTTCTAACAGGTTTTAAATAAATATCGACTACAAGTTCATTGTTATCAATAATGTTCGGAGTATTATTCCGTTCATCACAAACGATCAAGAAGTCATAGACGCCCTCATTGTTTTTCGCCACTTCGAAGATCGGATTCAGGATGTTCACAACACGAGTTCTGGTGAACACAGTGTTGGGCTCGAACACGAAGTAACGCATAACAGCACGGGTTGCCTTCTCAAGAACCAGGAACAATCTACGAACATTGATTCGGTCGAATGCACTAGGCTTCTTCTGAAGAGTCTTCTGACCCCATACAGTATAACCATCACCTGGGAAGTAAACCACAGGGTTAATAGAGATACGATAAAGCAGGTCACGCTGTTTCTGGGTTGGGTTGATGGCGATATCCGAGATACCACGGACAATACCATTGTTCAAACCAGCGGCAGCATACCAAGGCTGTAGGGCTGCATCCATCTTGCACATGATATTGGCTTCATATCCTGAGAATGGAAGCCAGGTGTGCGCACCAAGATTATTGTCATAGACCTTTACCCAGTTGGCATACGTACATGCGTAGTTGGAGTTGGAAGCACCAAACAGGTTCTTCAACGGCCAGTAGATGTCAGAACTGAAATTCTTCGCACCATCACGCAGTGTCGTAAGATCACCCTGAACAAAGATATGCTTAAGTGCATCAGCGATGAACAAACAATCCTTACGGGTTGACTGGCAGAACGTATTCAGTGTATTGAATATCACAGACCAATCCTGCTGGATAGGCGATGACGCACCATCCGTCTGATCTGTCAGGGTAATATCCCCAGGATTCTCTTCCTCATGTACATTGTACAGGAACTGCGTATCATTATATGCTTCGCAATCATTGTCATTAGCAACAGCCGCAGCAACAACCGTGTGTATCGTGCTCAAACCACCATCAAGAACAATATCCATAGGAATCTGTTCGACGTTCTCGGCAAGACGCAGTGACCGTGCAAGCTTCGTAGGAAGACTTCCGATATACTTTGCAGATCCATCGTTCACATCAATGTATGTTCCGATAGAGTACAGCTTATCAAGAGTCGTTGTACGAACCTTCTTGGTTCCACCAGCAGGCAATCTCCATGATGTCTGATTTGCCAGCGCAGGGTGGACATACATCTTCATGTATACTGAATCCTCATTTACAACATTTTCCATGAACCAGGACTCATTCTGACCATCAGGTTGTAGCGTTCTCGTTGCATCCAGAGAGGCAACATGCTTCTCACGAGGAATCGCAATAAGCGATACCCCAGCCTGCTGGGACTGTGCGCTCTCACGAAGACGGAACAGACCAAGCATCAGTGAATCATCGTATTCTACAGAATCGAAATCTGCAAATTGATCAGCGATTGTTTCCATATCTTCTGAAACTGAATCGTTAAGTTCAGTACCACTCAATTCAGTTTCGATCATGGAAACTGGAACTGAAGACCATACACTATTATTATCATACTCGAATCCATCAAAAGTATCATAGACAGTATCACCAAGATTGGTATTGTCCTTAAGACCAACATAGTAACCGGCATAATTATTATCAACAGATGTCTTGATCTGGTTTATAATTATCAGACCAGCATTACCGATATCTTCAGCATCAATCGGAGAACCAGCCGCATTAGGATTGTTGCTCCATAATGCATCAAGCTTACCAGCCTGCCATCCAATATATTCAGCATCAGTTAACTCTATTAGGATAGGCTCAAGAAGTTCATAGACTTCTGCATCTGAAACGCTTGCGACTGCACTACCACCAGCATTCAATGTCGAAATAGGGAATACCAATGCGGTATAATCCGCACCGTATCCACCACCACCGCTCAATCCATAAGGAAGTCTATTGGTAAGAAGATTACCTGGAGACTCCAGAACCTGCTTTGCTGTATGGTAAAAATATCTTTCGGCAGCATTGGTCGGAAGACCATAAATCTGCTCCAATTCACTAACACTAGTGACGTTGATCAACTCATCAGTAGGTCCGCTATCTGCGAAACCCTGTACGAATACATTCGTTCCAACAGGTAACGATGCTCGTAGTGACAGGTCAATTTCATTTATTTCAATTCCTGGACTCTCAATAGTTCTAGCCATTTTATTATCTCCTTATGAAAAATTTAGATGAACCCATATATGGTGTTCCTCTTTCTTAATTATTTACTTATTTTCCGTATGTTTGATGTAAAATCGGGATTTACACCTACAACCCGGCAGGCTCATTCTCTTCCAGAAGTACAATATCCATCTGATTGAACACAAAAGTCAGGTCTGATTCCAGTTCAGTTTCATCACGATAATTATACCTGATCTCACCCAATCCTGTAATAAACGCATTAAGATAATTGAATTGTGCAACCCTGTAGTTATACTCATCAAGGGCATAAACCGTCATTGTTGTCTGGTAGTCTGTATATTTCGGCGACAATAGACTGGCGTTCTGGGTTACATTATCATATGCAAAGTGTTCATTCATTCCACTCTGCTTGATCTTGTTCATCACATCAAGCCATTTCCAGAGAACCCAGTAGTTATTAAACTGGTTATCAATTGTAAAGTTTACAGAAATCGGATTATAATCCGGACGGGATTGGCTTGTTACATTATATGGCTGCCCACCCCATCTGACAGTTTGAGCTGGAACAGTGGTTTGTGGAACTACAACACCCCATATAGAGAACTGAAGTGAATCTTCTTGTATAAATGTTTGAGCCCTTGGACTTAGAATAGGTGTATTTAAATCCTTAAGTACTGGTGGAAGACTGAAAACGAGCAGGAATTTATCTGCCCGAGCCTTGTTTGTTATCGATTGGTTTATTCTAGACATAAGAATCCTTTCAATTATTTACCTTTTGTTGACAAATATTAAGCCTGGAAGTATATTAGATTATGAAAACATACAGACACTATGAGTATATTTATGAATCCGAAGAAACCGCCGATTATGGTATGACCACTACATCAATGCAATATATCACAGATTCCAAGGGAAATATCCTATACTATAATCTTAATGGTTCTGGCTGGGGTGATAGTGGTACTGGAAAGATTAATGCTACTGACCCAAACCTGGTATTGATTGGCAAACTTACTAGTAAGCAATTAGCAGAAGTATTATTCGTTGATAAGGTTTGATATGAATCTGGATGAATATCAGTACAATGGATTTAAGCTCTATTCCAGAACATTTGTGCAATCAAGTGTTTATGGATTCAAACCCGAAACAATAGAATTAAAAGTTCTTGTGCAATACAAGGATGGAATTCCATTTAAATCATGGTATCAAAGGGAAGATGATGAATTCAGTGAAAATTTCGTCATTGAGGGTACACAACTTCAGGGCGATGTATTTGTACAGAATATGACCGAAGAAGAGGTGTTTACAGCGTTATTATAGTAAATAATTACATGAAGACATTTGAACAATATTTTGATGAAGCCGTCAAGCCCCAAAACGACAAGCCAATGCTTCCCCGTATGGGTGCTGGAATATCCACGCTGATGAATCGCAAGGCTGGTGCAATGCCAGATCCCAAGCGAAATAAAAAGAACCAGCGGCGTGAGGGTAAGAAACAAGCCAGGGATTATTGATTTCTGTTGTATCTATTACCAATATCTGGTATTATATTCACATGAAAATAATTAAATTGCTGACTAATTGGTTTATGTGGTGTATCCACATGAAGTCTGATAAACCCCAAGAGCGTGTGTTATACGCAGTAACAAACGGTACTATGTTGGGTGTTTGTGTCCTATTTATCAACCCAAAAGAATATCCAAAGTCTGGACATTATGCCGCTATTGCCATTGGCGATAAGAACATGGATGGCGGTATGGACGCTATTGATATTCCAGAGAAGGATGTTATTAATGGAATCAAATTAGGGATTCTGGAACGGGTTACAACATTTAGGAAAATTCCAAGAGAACTTTACGAATTGTGCTGTAGTGAATACGCCGAACGTGTCAAACGTAAAGAGGAGATTAAACCTGATGAATCTACTAATTGATGGTTCCAGTCTTCTATGGCGTACACATTATGCTAATAAGGCACAGAGAAAAGATAGTGTTAATAACAATATACAGTCATTTCTTGTAACTCTAAAGTCTTATGCAAAAATGTACAACTGTAGGAATATTTATATCGCATGGGATAAGAAGATGGGTGGGGGCGAAAGTTTTCGGAAGACTGATACTTCTGGTGAGTATAAAGGACAGAGAGACAAGAGCGAATCAGTTGTTGTATACGAAGCCCAACCTGAAATTGCAAAGATGACTGAATTGTTGGGTTGTAAGAATTTATACCCCTGGCTTTTAGAAGCTGATGATATAATTGCGTGGTTAAGTCATACACTAGAAGATAATTGCGTTATCATAACAACAGATCAAGACATGCTTCAACTTATAACCAATAAGACTTCTGTGTTTAGTCCAAAGAAGAAAATTACAATAGATAAGAGTAATTTTCAGGATATAGTAGGAATGCCGATAGAGCACTTTCTACCATACAAGGCTATCCTCGGGGATACATCGGATAATATTAGGGGGGTTTATGGTTACGGCCCTGTTAATGCAAAGAAACTTGCAAAGTTATGGTGTGAAGATGTACATTCTGTAGACGAAGAAAAACTCCAGATAATTGAAAAGAACTTAAGTTTAATGGACTTAAGCTGTGCATATAACAAAGATATAATCGAAGTTAATTTTTATGAATGGCAATTACAAGAACTGGATAATATTAAGCCAGAACTTGAAATCTTCAAGGGTCTTTGTGAAACGTACAACTTCCAGAAAATATTAACTAAGTTCCATGAATGGGAAACTTGTTTTGATATTCCGTATTTGTATAGTATTTTAGGAAAATTTGGTCGGTGATTTATCTAATTGTGATGACTTTTGGCTACAAAATTGGGAATATATAGTAAATATTTCAAAGGCATGTATTATGAATCAGAATTCTATATTTGAAATGAATGTTGCAAAGCTAATGAGTTCCCTATTAGGGGCTTCCGCAATTGCAAGCCCAAAGCCTGGTTGTCAAGGTGGCGGTCAAGGTGGCGGTCAAGGTGGCGGTCAAGGTGGCGGTCAAGGTGGCGGTCAAGGTGGCGGTCAAGGTGGCGGTATTTGTAAGGTAATGAAAGAAATCCAACCAACCGATAATACAGGCGAGTTCGGAAACTCCGAAACAATACACATCAAGGAAACAGAAGAGGGTGGATTGGAAATAGACTCGAAGGAATTAGCGGTAAAGCTATCGAGGGCTGTATACGAGGCGATTAAGGCATACGTAACTAAAGGAGAGTAGTAACATGGGAGTATTTGTAAAGAATGCGCATATCAATTGCACGGCATGTGGATACGGACCTTTCACGGGTCGGGAAAGTGCAACAAAGAAACGTGATGGTAGTGTCTATACTGAATGTCGGTGGATCTGCCCAAGATGCACCCGAATGGTTCGTCTTGATGAAAAGACGACACCAGCACAGGTAAAATAATAGGATATTCATGAGTATAAGCAATTCATTTGAGGATGTATTAAAGCAGGTACTTGTAACTGAAAAGAAGAAAGTATCAAGACCAATTCCAAAGCCTGTACGCAAGCAGAAGAAGCCGTGCTACGTATCCGAGGCCCTGAATGCAAACAGTATGCCTAATACAATGACTCCTGCTGGTTATGCTGGTGGTCCTCGTGGTATGCCACCATTTTCCAAATATACAACTGATGCCCATACGGGATCTATTGATATGCGTGATATTGGGAAAATGGAGGATGAGTTTGCCAAATCCAGTACCAACAAGCCGTATCCCCTTAATACTGTTCTGGATTTTATTGCAACATCTGGCGAGGCATTAAAAAACGCTCAGAGTATGCTTGAAATGTCGATGAGGAAAAATGATGTTACTCTTACAACAGAGCATAAGAAAATGATAAAAGATGCACAACAATCTATAAAATCCAGTTTGGGAAATATTTCCAGAGCAGCAAAATGGATTGATTCAATTAATCTTGGTTGATTGTTGACCTAATTATAAGTAAGTGTTATTATATTATCAAAGCGAGGTGTTATGTCGAATCCATTCAAACACGTTGATCGTGTAGAAGTATCTATATCAGGAAGTTCCCTAATTGACAAAATTGAATGGGAAACTACTAGTAAACCAACCAACCCAAATCCCAGGGGTGAGTTATATCTATCATTCGTTGGTGGTGGCCATTATAAATACTCAAACGTTGCGTCAAGTATGCTTATGGATATGCTTTGTGCCGAATCCATCGGAAAATTCTTTCATGAAAATATTCGAGAAAAATACAGTACGAGCACAGTCGATGGAAAGGAAGAATAAATGGGAAAGTTTATAGTTGGTTTAATCTCTCTGGTAGCAACAGCAGTGATTTCCTTTATTGCCGCAGCCCCGTTCTTGTTGTTTGGATTGTCATGGGCAAGTTATTGGTCTGCTTTTGCAGTTATATTCGCAATTCAATTGTTTCTAGGTGGTTGTTGGAACTACTTTGTCAATACAAAGAATCGTGCTGAACAAAGAAGACTTAAAGCCGCTGATGAATTGGCTGATGCAGTTCAGAACATTGAAATATCCTGTGCATATTGTCATTCAAATAATATGGTTCCGATATTAGTTGGTCATGATAATAGGTTTATCTGTTCGACCTGCAAGGAAAAGAATGCTGTTATGATCTCGTGTGCCGCTGCACGTACAACCGATCCTATAATGCCTAAAGCAGAACTTGCTGAAATATTCCGAAATCTAGACGTATCAGAAGGGGATGATAATTAATATGCAGTTTGATGACATGGCAATACAAAAAAAACTTGAAGAGGACTATAAGTTATCAAAAACGACGCCTCTCGATCCGTATTCTGGGGATTATAATTCACCAAACTATGTTGAAGTTGCAAACAAGGCTATTACAGCTACAGTATTAAAAGAACCTGACGCATTCAAAACACCGTATAAAGAGGATTTTGACAAGGCCGCTAGGGATTATTGGCAGCGAAAAACACAAACGGGATTGCAAAAATATAATGCTGGTAGTTTCACATCCACATTTGGAAATGACACATACACTCTTGATGAATTTCTTTCACGTATTGGTAGATTTATCAAGGAATCTATAAGCAATGAATTACTTTCACATGGTCAATCTCCTGAATCTATACAGGAAAATTTCAAGGCGGTGGAATTATCCCTTAAGTTATTGGCTAAAAGTGTGCAAAGTGTTGATGACAAGATGCAAATCGAAGAGTTGTCTGCATATATTCATGGGTTCATAAACACGTATATCTCCACAACGATAACGAAACGAATCAATCGGGAGACTAAATCAAATGATTAAGACAGACGATATGGATGCTCATCAGCTATCACGGTGGATTTCATTATTTGAGGCTGTTAATATAATATCAGACACCGCTGAAGATAATGGTAAAAATGTTGATTTCATGCATATAAAGAAACTTCCACTAGATCAGTATGTAAAACATACAAGTGCTTTGGTATATAGAGAGTTAACAGAAGGTACATCAATAAAAATGCAAGAAAAGGAGTTATCATGACATTAGTTCCTGGATATACATTTACAGTAAAAGAGAGACCGAAGATGGAATTCATTCTTGGTCATACATATAGAATATATCACATCGCCCCATTATCAGATGGTGTTGAGTATATATTTCAATCGAATGGTGGGAATGTGAAAGTAAAATTTGATTCAACGGAATATGCTGAAACCTTGATCAAGAAGATGTCAGGAAAGTAATATGGATAATAATGCTGGTAAGGGTGATGATTGGCGAACGGATTTTGATTATACGAAGTTCTGGACCAACTTTGATTCAATAAGTGGTAGTCCTATGACTACCGCTGTAAAGGTTGAAAAAAAGCGCGGGAAGACCACCTACACCTATAAGGCTTAAACCTCCGGAAGTTCTTCCTGATCTATATCACCATGAACTAAGTCCATAAGAACTTGTGGTGACTTGATTGTATAACCGGAGAAATTAGCATCCACGATCTTGTTTACTATCTTTTCAATAGGTTGTGGATTCCGGCTTAATCTTCCGGTTGTAATTGTGTACGTTGCACCACCACTGAATTTATTACCCTCATACTTTATTACGTACGCACCACCATCTTGCCTTACTAATATCTGGTGGATTGGACCCGTCTTACCAACAAGCAATATAGCATATGGTTGTTCCTTGGTTAATTCGTTTGCCAGACTCCTCTTGCGTTTCATATAGTCGGTAAATGTTACGGGATTCTTTATATCCTTGAATTCAATATTTTCATAGCTTTCGTTCATTTTGTTGGCTCCAGGTGTTTTCTATATTGGGCGTAGTTCCAGTGAACCCATTCCCCGATTTTTTCAATATCATCAAAGCGTATAAGCTTTCCGTTTGTTACATTACTATCAATCTGCCATCCATCATCTAAATATTTAATATAAATCAATGGTGGATTGGTGGACTTACCGTCAAAAATAACCTGTGGTTCATCATCACCATAATGGTATATTTTTATTCCATCGCCACGAAATAGTATAGCCTCGCTACCGTATTTGGGTCTGCCACCATGGTTACCAAATGCATAATTCTTTACATCATAAAGTTCATATGCAAAATTGAATCCACCATATTTTTTAGCCTCACTGGTAAAATGTGTGGTTAATGCCAATCTTTGATAGTCCTCGTATGGAGTACCATAGGAAAATTTCTGTTGTCTCCATATTGTATACGCATCATCACTGAAATGTACAAGCCATTCATTGCGTACAAACCCACGATCATCAACGGCGTCATATAACTCTTGCTCAGAGCTGTCTAGATACTGTCTATTATTCAATAAACTTTCACCGTATTTTATTAATGTTGGCTTGTCGTTATTATCCAGCCAGTCTACTATATCATAATCTTCTTGACCTTCTAATTCGGCTGGTAACTCATAGTCTATTTCACCAAGAAATTCCAATATATTCCAGGTATTTGCGTGTGCTCGATTAATATCCCTATCATCTCGTGGCATATTCAAATACCTCTGCAAGTACATGAGCTGGTTAGAAAGAGCCTCTGTACATAAAGTTTTATTGCTTAGGTATTGTTTAAAGGTTTGCATTAATAATCCCCATATATGTTATCTGGCCTTGCAGTTGGACCATTTTCATAGTCCCAGATATTTTCTCTTACGTCCTGTTCAACGTTTCCGGGATAAACCTTAGGGACACTTTGATCTTGACCATAACCAGAAAGTAATCCCGTCTGAGTTTCTTCTCCAACATCTCCCATACGGCATTCGGGATCAATTCCTGGCTGGTATGAATAGTCAAAACGTTTGGCTTTGATCACCCACACGAAATGACCTAAGAGGGCATTCGTCCTCATAGAGAAGTCTTGATGCGCTCGATCTGTTATCTCGAATAGCTGTGGACACCTAACCCAAACATCAGATCCTGAAATTGGCAATCCATCAGAATCAGCAGTCGATGGATATACAATGGTTGCAGGATCATTCCCCTTGAACATGCAAATTTCCCTGAAGATATTATCTGATAGAGAAGACGTTTCTGACCCATAACCAGGAACCTCATTAACATCCCATCCTAATTCAGTAAGTCTTATAACATCACCTGATTTAGGTTCTCGATCCCTTCCGAATATTCTAGCAAAATCTGACATTGTTACAATCAATGTAACATCAGCATCTGTCTGGATTCCAAATTTGGATAATAACACAGCCTCACTGGCAATATCCGCAAACATTACTATGTTCACTGGCGTCTCGAAGTTAGCTGTTGTATGTTCACCATATAGGTAATCTTGATTCTGAAGACTATAGTTATATGGATAATATTCTACGTTTGTATTCCACCTATTAATAAGCTCATCCCAGTAACTTTCAAACAGTGTTCTCTCGTTGGCATTATTTGCCTTGTTGAGATATCTGTTATTGTTGAAGTTCTGTGGTGGTGGAGTTTTACACTGTACACCTCTTAGTAATGACATAACGCTCCTTATTAGGTTCCAACCATACCTGGATTGAATGTTGGTCCAACAGGCTTCTTTGGTTTCTTAGCTTTGTACATACTCTTGAATGATCCCTTGAAGATATCTTTTGCCGCTGGTTTTCCAGAATGAATCCTCTTGGATTTCTTCCTGACCTTTAATGAAGATCGCATAAGTTTTTCGTGCTTAACCAAAAACATCTGTGGCTTTTCTACCCCCTTCGTTTTTCTCCACATTACAATGCCAGTTGATCCAAGACGTTTTGCTGGAGTCTTTTCTGTTGGTAAATGCATTCTATACTTGGTTGCAAGAGCAATAGCCTGTGCCTTGCTGATCTTCCACATACCCTGGTCAGCGTCTTTGGCTATATCAAGGATTCTCTGGGCCATAGGAATAGCCAACTCAACTTGGTGCGTTCTAGGAACCCAGCCGGGTTTCTTTCGATCTATTGGACGATCACCCTTCATTGAATGTCTCTTTAATGGATCTTTCCATGTATTGGGATTATGAGAAGTCAATTGTCCAGCAATCACCTGCCGCCTTCTAGCTTTTGTTGTAGGTGTACCGAACTTCTCATTCAATACTTCATTTATGACATCATCGAATTTCATTTAGTAGTATCCCGATTTTCGTTTCCGCTTTTCTTCAGCTCTATCCGCATCTTTAATAACACCAAATACCATAAGTTCTATATCTTCGATATCAAGATTATTATTTTCTAATTCCTTCTTTATGTAATATTTCAGTATTTCGTTTTTAGACATAGTTAACAAGTGTCGTGATAGTTTCTCTATCTTATTTAGATAATACTTCTTACCAGTATCACCAAATTTTTGATAAACTCCTTTAGTTGTAATGAGATCGTTAACTAGTTTTACAACTAATTCTTTCTTTGGTGCCCCATCCAATGCATCTAGAAACGCATCTTCTTCTACATCTTCGGTTAGTATTATATTGCAAAGTTCATCAAATTTCATTACTTCCAAAACTCCTGTCCAGCCTTCTTGATCTTCTTGATATCCTTGTCGGATATATCATTATCCTCGATCACACTCTGAATCTGCTTTATGAAATCAAAATAGTAATATCTTTCAAGCATTTTGTAAATAACATTTTCGGGAAGTTTATTCTTCGAACCATATGATCTAATTTCAGCCGGGGACATATCCTTCTCAAAGGCATTCTTGCGCATGGATTTTACATTCTTGTATGTGTCAATAATCTTATCGACACTATCTTCTATGTCAGCCATTTTCTCTTCCACTCGACTTTGAAGATTCTTGACCTGATCCTTGTCCAGCGACTTAAGTTCTTCCAGATCAATGATATGCCTACGCAATTCGTTCGCCGTAAAATCAATTCCTTCTACGGTGTTCTGGAATTTATTCATGTAGCTATTGGCATCAAAGCTAGAACTTTTCGGTTCCTTGATCCAGACTTCATTGGCAACATCATATGCCGCTTCTGTTTTGTCTAGATCATATTCCTCTTCCATTATATAATAGTTTATAGGATGTGTAGTCCCTGCTGCCATACTACCATTGAGTTTCTTTACCAAGTCGAAAATCGGAGAAATCATTCGGTCTTTTGGAACACGAATTTGCACATTTACGTCGATGTCAGAATGGGGCGTATAATTTTTTGTCAGTATGCTACCAACAACAAAGAACTTTTCTATATGTACCATTCCCGCTATTGTCTCAATGTCGTGTAGGATCTGTGTCTTTATCATGGGATTCATTATTGGATAATCACCATCTTTAAATTGAAACACTGTAGCATCTAGAGAATTCCTTGGGATATCCAGTACCGATTCGTTAAGAATATCGAAAATGTATTTGTTATATTGGTTCATGTAATTATTTACCATATTTGTACAAAATACAAAGGCACCAACCGAAGTTGATGCCCTTATATTCAGGAATATGGAGTTATTTGGATCTTAGGACTCTAAGAACGAGGCGTTTTTTGCCTTATGGATAGGACCATCGCCCTGTACAGCATACTTGCTCTTGTCATGCTTCAGGCCATCGCCTGCGTCTTCAAGCTCACCAGTCCTCTTTTTATCGTTCCCCTTGACCGCAGCAGTCTTCGTCGGACCCTTTACTACACCCTTAGCTGCCAATTTCGTGGGTAACTGACGCTCGGTTGAATTACCAGAGAATGGCTTAGGCTCTGGCTCAGACTTCATTTCACGAATCGGGGTTCCACGACGACGAACGCTTTCAACGCTCGGGGCAGGCATATCGCCCATCTCGTCTCCACCCATCTCATCACCCATCTCATCGCCACCCATTTCGTCTTCCATTCCACCCATGCCAGCACCCTTCATAGATGCAAGTTTGCCAAACAGATCTGCCAACTGCGAATAGATCTCACCCTCATCCATCTCGCCTTCATCGCCCATCTCTGGCTCGACTTCACCTTCGGGCTCGGGAAAATCATCTTCCTCGGCGGGAATGCTTTCCAAATCGCCATCCTCTTCACGAACCATAACCTGGTCGAACAAATCCATGAACGACTTGCGTGGTTCAACGGAATCCTTAATAGCAGTTACTTCTTTTTTCTTAGCAGTCACAGTAGTTCCTTTATCTTTGTTTACAGGGCTTAGTTTCTCCCCGGCCTCTTCGGGTGCCTTTACATCCTTGGCGTTCTCTGCACCAGTCTTTTTCTGAACTTCAGTCGTTGGACCCTCAAGGTCCCCCGTCTTGACCGCTGCGCCAGAACCCTTCACGGCTAATGGTGTTGCGGCTTCGTTAATCATCGTGTCATACAAACTTCTCATCATGTCTCTATCTCTGTCCATAATAGTTCTCCTTCTTCCTATATGTATTTATCATTATTCTGATAAATTCAAGTAATAATATCTATACAAAGATACGTTCTTTCAATTATTTATGGTTTTGCTTGAGATTTTGTATAAATATCTTTATATGATAACATTTAAGCAATATTTAATAGAGAAGCTAGATCTCCCAGAGATTGTTATCGACCCCGCTGTGAAGCATAATCAGAGAATGGTTATACTCGACGTTGATAAATTTGATTCGATGTGGAAAACAGACCCAGATTTCTATGTGGGTCCTGGTGGAACCGGATCGGCAATAGCTGGTAGATATGATAGATTCAAGGAATTTTTGAAGAACGGTGATGGTTATGGTCCAGTTCCTATATTCGCATCGCAGTCATATGTTCGCAAAGATGGTGTTGTTGGATTCAATAATGGTCGGCATAGATTCGCCGTTTTACGAGATATGGGAATTAAAAAGATTCCAGTATCAATGGGATCGGAATCAATTCGTAATGCTCGATTATTGGGATTGATAGATTAGGAGTTATTATGGGACGTGACGATAAGCAATACTATTTAGGCGATAAACAATTGCCAAGTGGAAATATAAAGCAGGAATATACTCCTGCGATGATTAAGGAAATGGCGAAATGCGCTAATGACGTGTTCTAGTTCGCCAAGCATTTTTATATTGTAAGCCTAGATGAGGGAAAAATCCCTATAAGTTTGTATAGGCCACAGAGGAGAGTTTTAAAGTCATTTGTAAACAACCGCCACACAATCGTTATATCACCAAGACAGTGTGGTAAAACGACCCTAATTACAATATATGCATTATGGTATGTATGCTTTCAAGCTGATAAAACAATGCTTATTGTAGCTAATAAAGAAGATACCGCAAAAGAAATCTTATCACGTATTAAATTGGCATATGAACAACTACCAAACTGGCTAAAACCTGGTGTTGAAGAATGGGCTAAAACAGAGGTTAAATTCTCCAATGATTCCAAAATACGAATTTCCACAACATCATCAAGTGCCGCTCGTGGTTTATCAATTAATTGTTTATTTATTGATGAAATGGCTCACATTGCACCACATATAATGGAAGAATTTTGGAATTCCATCATTCCTGTTGTATCATCATCAACAAATACAAAGGTAATAGG